TTTGTTGATGGGCTTACTACCATCATTTGTTAGTTGACTTACTGCAACCATTTATGTCCGCCTTTATTTAGCGGTTGATTCATTTTAACATTGAAAGGTCACCCTTGACAATTTATAGGGGATCTATTAGATTATTATATAAATTGTTTAGGGTTGCTTCAGCATGTTAAAATGTTTCTTTAAATGAGGTTGATCATGAAAAGAGTTGAAGATAGTGAACTAAAAGAAGAAATAAAAAAATCGTTTAAACAAGATAGAGCCACAGAAAGGTTGGGTAAATTAATTGAATTATTGGTTAACAATTTCGCATCAAAGGGTACGTATAGAGGGTATCCAATGGATATGAGAAGAGATGCCATAATGATGTGTCTTAGAAAGTGGAGAAAGATAGATATCAATTCAGATAAGTCTGCTTTTTCTTATTTTACAACCACCACAGAGAGATCATTTTGGGGCTATATAAAAGAATATAAAAAGAAATGTGAAGTTGAATATAGATTGAAAATATCCGATGATGGTCAATATTACGTTAGAGATGATAATGAGATGGATGGTGCTATGTTACATGAACAAACATTCACAAAATCCAGATCGAAAAAATTAAAAAGAAAAAAAGAAAATATGTCGATGCTTGATGATTTATTGGGTGATACCATAAATTGACGTTAACATCGACCACATGTTAAAATTTTGAACATTGCAAGGAGGCAAATATGGGACTTTGGGCTAGACTAAAGAGAGTTGCGGATTTATCGGAACACGTTGATAAGATATTGGAACATTTAAAACATGAGGAAAAAGATAAATCAATGTTTATCATTGATGTTGGTGATATGGACAAAAAGACAGCATTTGAGCTGATAGAGAAATTTAGAGATATAGAAAACCTTAAAAAATTGGATGAACTATCAAACCTTTTCAAACCTGTAGATATTATAGTCAATGATACAAAACATTTACATAAGGGGTCTGATGAAGCAAGTGGATTGGACATTAGATCGTCCGAAAAAGTCACAATTAAGGCTGGGGAGGTTGTTCTTGTCAGGAGTGATTTAAGAGTACAACTACCATCCGGTATATATGCTGACATTAGACCTAGATCAGGTATGAGTCTTAATGGGTATTTAACAATACTTGGTTTAATAGACCCTGATTTTACTGGTGTTTATGGTGCCATAATATACAACACAACCAAGAAAAGAGTAACCATAAATATCGGTGATAGAATAGGTCAGGTTATATTTAAAAGAGAACTAAACGTTAACCTTATTAAAGGTGAAATAACCAAAAAGACCGAGAGGGGTGAAAAAGGATTTGGGAGTTCAGGTAAATGAAAATATTGCTAGTTGATGGTAAATTTGTAATAGACAGTGATGGAAAAATAACAGATGTCACTGAAAATATTAATAAACTCATATTGAAAAAGTGGCTTGATTCAAAAAATGATACTTTTTTTATTGATAACAAAAAATATTATATTACATTACAGGAAGACAAATTTATTTGGAGAAACATCAAACTAGCAAAAATGGTTGGGTTGAGAGTTGATACTTATGTTGACAGACATATATTCTGGGACACATCAGCTTTAAATTCAGCCAAACTAAACTATAAACTCAATGAGGTTGACCTTGATATAACATACGAAAAAATGTTGAAACTTCCATTCTTCGAACAAACGGTATATAAAGAATGTATTGTTGATTGGAGACCACATGAAAATTGGAATCAACTTATCAAAATCATGAAATTAGACAATACACCACTGTATGATCATGATATAGTGAAACAACATGATGTGGTGTGCTTAAGGTTAAAATTATGATGTTCATTTCAATAATAATCACTTCACTAATACAAATTAATACGATATATAAACCAATGAATGTTGATGTGGTTGCATATAAAATTTGTCAACATGAATCAAGGTTTGCAAAAAATAGGGATACAGTAATAGGTGATTCAAAATTCAAACAAAATTATTCCGTTGGGTATTGCCAAATAAGATTGAAAACTGCCGAATGGTTGGTTAAAAGGGTGTTCAAGCCAAAATCAATAATAGAGCTAAAAAAATGGGTGATATATAAATTATTCATTAACCTTGGAACAAAAAAATCATTAACAATACGATATATTAATTTCACAATAGCAAAATATTACCTATCATGGCTTAATAAATTACATGGTGGAGATTGGAATAAAACGATAATTTCATACAACACAGGATATCATGCAAAAAGATCAGTAAGAAATAATGCTGGTAAAAAATACCTATATAAGGTTATGGCTGGTCTGTAACAACTAAATATGTATGAGCTGGAGGATTAAATGAAAATATTGCATATGTCAGATTTACATGTTAATGATGAAAATCATGAAAAATTATTGGTGTTGTTTAAATCACTGTCAAAATTAAAAGATTTAAATGAATACGTGGTTGTTGTTACAGGTGACCTTACCGATACATCTAGTGAACATGATACAAGATTAGCGTTGGGTTTATTTGGGTTAATAGCTAGGGCAAAGGATATATTATTTGTTGCCGGAAATCATGACTATTTGAGAATAATGGGAAACGGATTCACTAGATGTGGTGAATGTATCAATAGATTTAATACTGTTTTTGGTGTTGGTGGATATCCAATAGAAACTGTAATAGATGGATATAGATTCGTTGGTATAAACACGGCAAATGCAAGATTTTTTGCTAGTGGTGAGATAGGATTAAAACAAATAATTGATCTAAGAGGTATAGTTAAAAAGAATAAAACATTCACTGACACCATAATATATATGCACCATCATCCATTCAAACACAGACATAAATGGTGGAAAATATGGAAATGGTTTAGTGAAAAAACAATGGAGTTGGAAGATAGCAAAATGTTCATGGACACAATAAAAGATACAAACGTCGGATTGGTTTTGTATGGTCATAAACATATGTATCTAGGAAAGAAAATAAAAAACAATATAACGTTCGTTAATGGTGGCTCAACCAGTGGTAAAGAATCAAGATTTGGGGTGGCGTTAATAGAATACATTAATGGTGAGAAAAAAGTAACACTTAGATGGGAGGGATGGAAATGAAATTTACCAGAAATGGAAATGATATAGCTACAGAAACAAAAAGAATTGATGAGGGTGTGGAAATTCGTTCTGATTATGACAATATGCTTAATGGTGGTGGGGGTGGTGTCTCAAACAGATCATATAGCAACATAAAATATTATGAGTACTTCGATGACAAAGAACTTATATTGAGATACAGAACCATGGCTACATTCACGGATGTTTCAACTAGAATCAGAAAAATAGTCAACCATGTTATAGTCAATACATACACCGATGCCATAATGAAACTAAAGTTCAGGGAACCACACACTATAAGTGATTCTAATCTGGAAAAATATTACAAATCATATAAAGAATATCTAACAAAAATGGATGATTTAAATGATGATGTTGAAGCAATGTTCAGACAGTGGTTCATTGATGGAAGAATGTATATAAGGAAAATAAGAGATGATAAAAAGAAAATTATCAACTATGATATATTGCACCCATATAATATAAGAAAGAAAATATCATCGGATAGAACGTCATATATCTGGGAAGCATACGATTTTGAAGCAAAAAAATTCATAGAGGTGGATAATGATGATATTATATATGCTACATCAGGCGAATATGATGGTATAACACCGGTATCATTTTTACATGACTCCATGAAAGCCGCCTATGAGCTTAATATGTTAAAGAATGCATTATTGATACACAGAGTTGTACGTGCACCATTAAGATATGCTATTTACATAGATGTTGGGACAATGGATCCTGATACAGCATATTCCTTGATAAACAGATATAAAAATGAATATAATTTAGAAAGGTTTTTTGATGGTGATACATTAGTGGCAAATGCAAGTCAAATGCTCATGTCTGAAAATTTTTGGTTTAGTAGACATGGTGATAAAAATACAGAACTAGATACAGTTGGTGGTGATGTCAATGTGTCTGACATAGAAGATGTTAACATGTTTGTTAATGATCTAAATAATTCAATGCAAATACCAAAATCATTAATGGATTCAGATGATGGTGGTGGTGATATAAAAGTTGGTGATAATATCGAAGAAATGACTCAAGACGAAAGAGATTTCAGAAGATATTATATGAAATTAAGGTATAGATTTTCATTTATAAACAAACAAATGTTCATTGATCATATGCTTGAAAGTGGGATCAAACAAAAAGAAATAGATGAAATGAAATCATTTATTACATTTGAATTTTCTGAAGACGAACATATAGAAAGAGTTTTGAAATACACAAAATATAAATTAATGGCTGAAACACTTGATGAATTAAAGCCAATAATGGGTATGCCTACAGAAGAGGAACCAGATAGATTTCCATTGGTTTCAGTTAAACAGGTGCTGTCTGGATTATTTGGACTCACCGAGGACGATATAAAGAAAACTAAAAAACAAATAATAAAAGAATCCAAAGAGGGTTATTGGTGGTTTGTTGAGAAGGAGGACTAATGGATTTAAAAGAAGAAGTAAAAGCATTGATAGTTGAATATAAAAGGTTTTTATCGTTAATAGGAAAGTATGATGATGAAATACAGATAAATTCTGTTATTGAGTTAAAAAATTTTATTAAAAAAACAAACATTGTGGCAAGTAGAAATCTACTGGATAAATTATAGTGTAAAGAAAAGCCCGTCCTTTATATAAATCTTATTTGATTCAGGCAAAGCGTCGGTCAAGTTTCTTTTGTTAAAGGGTGATACCAAGGGAAGTCAAGGAGACACTAAGGAGCAATCGATGTATAGAGCAAGACTAACACACGTTGATCACAAAAAATATGAATATAGGGTTTATATACCAAGATTTTTTGATGACAAATTACCGAACGACCAATATCCAAAAGCAAGCATTGGGTTATCTTATCCATCTAATTCAAGAATGGGTGTGTTCATGCAGGAATTTTTTAAGAAAGATGTATGGGTGTGGGTTATGTTGGAAGATAATTTACCAAATAAACCTGTAATAATGGGGTTTGTTAGTGAGAAACAAGACATACCAGACATAGAAACAAATGAATATGTTGAACTTAATAAAACATATGGTATAAGAAAAAAATATGTCGATGAAAACATAGAAATAAAGATCGATGGTGATTTATTGTTAAGTCTGTCCAATGGACATAAAAATTTACTTGAACAATTAAATGACATAAAGGAACAAATAAAGACATTAATAAATAATGATGACAAGATTAATAACAGATTGGCTTCAGTGGTTACAAAATATAACACACATACACATGTTGAGACACAGGCGACCACCGCCCCAACAGTTATGCTTGTTGTAGCCACACCAATATTAATAAATCCAATAGAATCAGGTGTTGATGTCACATTTGAGAAAAAATAAATAAATAAACATGTACAGTTATGGAGGAGCATATGGCTGAAATATTGCAATTACCAGACGTATACATCACAGAGAGAGACTTAAAAACTCCTGTTAATGAGAAAAATACAGTTCTCAATGTAGCGTATGCAGGTATATTTGAAAGAGGGTATGTTGGTTTACCAATACCTATTAAGAACGTTACTGATTTAAGAACAGTGTTTGGTGGAACAAAACCATCAACAAAGGGTAGTTTTAACATGGTTAAGACCATGCTTAATTCAACAAATAAAATGCTTGTGTCAAGAGCATTCCAAATTGATGGCACAAAAAACTCGTATGCAAATATTGGGTTAAGTGCATTAAACAAAAATTCATATAAGGTTGAAATTGATACCTTTGCTGATCAAATTGACCTAACAAAAAGAAATGCTGTTATTGATGGTGACATGGATATTTCCGGTGGACATGCTGGAGCAGGTTTTATTGGTATAGTTATTGATGGTGGAGCAATCTATGATGTTGATATTTCAGGAACAGTAGATGGGGATGCAATTGTAAGTGCATTTAATTCATTGTTTGATTGTCCTGTTACAGCGGAATTAGATGGGAATTTCATTAAATTTACATCAAAGGAAGTTGGTGTTAATCTATCAATAGAAGACCCATCAGCCGGTGCATCAGCAATAACAGATTTATTCACATTGGGTGCTATCAGAGAAATTAATGGTACACCTGTTCATAAATTTGTTAATTCATTGGGTGCTGAACAAATCATAACTATCCTTGATGTTGTGGAAGATGTGAATACAACATTTTTATGGTTTCAAACAGATTCACCTATAGTTTCTAATGCACCAAATAATATAACTCAAGTTGCAGGAAATTCATGGACTTTACAAACAATGGGCATGGTTAATTATTTTGGTACACTTAAGATTGATGATTCATTGATACCTGTTGACATGACAGGGATACATGATATTGGTGGTACATTTATTAAAGTTTCACAGATAATTAATATCACACAAAGTGGATCTTTACTTGAATATAGTTCACCAACATATGAACAATTCACAGATGGTCAGATATTCAAGCAAGTATTAGGCACCGTTACATCAACATATCCAATCACAGAAAGTTCTGAAGGCGAGCATTTACCGATGACAGACAAGGGTTTACCTTTATCAAATATGGTTTATGAAGAAGATGTTGATTTCGTATCAAATGGTGTTTATTATGGTTCATCAACTGGATTATATGATATCAATGATATTGAATTTAAAAACAGATTATCTACCTCAATGGCGTTGGTTGGTGATTCAATAATGGTAATAGCAAATACGGCTGGTGTATGGGGTGATGATATCGAGGTTCAGATATATGGATCAGATTTTGTTAACAATTCGCCACTATTAACAAAGGCTATTAAAACAAGAGTGCTTGAATCACATGAAGTATTGATTATTGCAACAGATGGATTACTTGTTAAACAAATGATTGTGTCATTAAATGATTCATCAATAGCGATTGACCATGATGGAAATCAGTATAACATTGAAATGAAAACTAAAAATAATAATCCATTGATATCCGTGTTCATGAATACAACTACAACAGATGGATCAAGATTTAATTTTAGTTTTAAATTAACTCATGGGGCGGATGGAACAATATCAATGAATGATATTGCTGAAGCATACAAACCATTTACAAATGAAAATGTGGATACACCAATTGTTGTTACAGGTACCGGTAAGAATACAAACGTTGAATTAACAACCTTAAATCAGGGTGTATATAACAACCTATTGAAGAAAGATAAAAAACTTGATACATTGGGTTTATTCTGTGCACCATACAGTGGTATTTTTGACACAGCTTATGTCCAAAGTAAACTTGTTGATTGGTCTGATAGAGGTGGATTCAAGATAAGTGGTGATATTGATAAATATAGAGTGTTTTCAACATATGTTACTGTTACGGATACAGAGGACAATGGTGATGATATTGTTTTACCGGTTAGTGTTATATTACTTGATAATATCATTAAAACTATTAGAACTCACGGCAGAAGTAAATCAGCAGCAGGTACTGTTAGGGGTGTACTTGGTGGATATAATAAGGTATTATTTGTTCCTATTGATAAGATAGATGCAAATGAATTATATGTTAGACTATTGAATCCGGTACAAGCAATCGCAGGTGGTAAAATTTATCTAAATGCAGACCAGACAATGCTTAATACAAATTCACCATATAAAGATGCGTCTACTAGAATGCTTGCAAATATGATTGAAAATGAATTAAGATACAGAGTTGAAACATTTAGATTTGAGGACAACACACCGGCAGATAGAAGTTTATTAAGGGATTCAGTTAATGATTATTTGAAACCATATGTATTGCGTAAAGATATCGTTGAATTTACAATTGACACTGAAAGAGATATTCAAGATGAGTTGGTAACAACAGATATAACAATATTATATAAGGGCAAAATGAAATCAATACATCTAATATTCACTTCAGGTGTTAAAGTAGGATAAATTAATAGGGGGGGGTTATGGCAAAACCAATAGAGCCGATACAATTATAAGTATTTAATAAATTGTATCCTGAAAAAGGAACAACATTCACCCCAACAGGCAAATAGACTTGTTAATTCAATAGAAAAACATTATACTGATAGACCAATTATAATGTTACAAAAATCTGGGTCTGAAACTATGGTTGATGTTGTTTTGACGAATCAACTAAATAATTATGTGTTTGGTATAAAACACAGCATAAATGAAGGAGTTAATATGGAAATTAAAAGAGAAGGTACTCTTAAAAGATTCAATGAGAGTAGAAAGGGATATTTAAAAAAAGGAAAGGCATTTATACTAGATTCACCCCTTGAAATATCAAATGATGTATATGTTAGGGGATTATCTAGGGATACAAATGGTAATTCAACAATGTTATTTGAATTGGCTGGTGGAAAGAAGATATCCATGCAAATAAGTAGTATTGTAAGGGTTCACATTGAAGATTTGGTCGATGAAAGTTTTCTTGAAGATACATACTCATTAACAAAAATAATGAAAAAATTAAATCTTGTTTTGGGTTTAGTTAATGAATCAAAGACAAAGACCAAGCCAAGATTAAGACATTCAATAAATGAATCCAGAAAAAATGAAACTAAACTTGGTAGAGTTGATGAAGCATTGGATAGAAAGAGAATACAAAGAGAGATTGATGAACTTGAAAAAGAAACTGGCATGAAAATGTATATTGAATATACCATTATAGATGGTGCATTTCCTAATGAATATAAAAAATTCATACCAAAATGGAAGGCGGTATTTACAGACATTTATGGGTATGAGATGAATATTATTGAAGAAACAATGGTGGACTATGAAGGAGAGGGTCGTGATGTTGATGGGTTTATTTTGGAATTCCATATGAAAAAGGATCAAAAAAGAGCAACATATCTTTCAAAACTATATAAAGATGTTGATAAACTTAATACCACCCTAAAAGTTGTATTCAATGAAGGGAACTATTTATTGAAAGGGGTATTCAATCACGGTAACAAATACAGTGGTGATTTTAAAAAGGTTATTGACTACGCAGAAAAAAGTGGTATGGAATGGAACATTAAATGTATAGATATAGATTCATTTGAATTTATAATGTATGTTGTTCTATAAAAATCCATTAATTACAAAAAATCACCCCAACATGTTACAATATTAAATAATGATGGAAGCGTTTTTCATCAGTTTTAATGGAGGTGATCATGAAACACACAATAATCACAATAATCACAATATTAATACTAATAAGCTGTGGTGAGCCAAATCAACTAAATACACCTGAAATAAGACAAGATGACGAAATTGTCTATAATATACAGGGAGATGAAATGACAGTATTTGATGACACAAAATTGATATTGGCGGATACAATGCCTGATACATTAACAAAATTTAATGAACATATGGATTGGCATAATCAATCAGGTATTAATGACTCTGATTTCAAAACAAATATGTTAGGTTTAAACATTCATACCAACATGGTAATAAAAAATCCACGTGGAATAGTGTTAAATAAATCAATGCTTAGTGAACAAGAGGGTGTGCATGGTGATTTCACCGTCCCATTTGACACAAAAACATATAAGAGCAAAAAAGACGACGTATTAATAGATGTCATTGTTGGCAGGCGTGTGTCAGACAACACCGAAGCCATATATGTATCGTTTAAAAACATGAAGGGGGGTGTGGATTTCACTGACCCCTATTCACTTGGTTATGGTGGTGCAACAACGGGTTCACCATCAAAAATATACATAGGGACATGGATAGCACAAAATGATGCAACACAGACGGATATACGAATATGGACGGTAAGGATATACAACGACAAGTTCGTTGTGTCCACATATTTTTACTCAACAACCACAGGATCAGTTGATTTTGTTCATGAAAACACAAAAACAGTTAATATGTCAAATTTTGAATTTAGATATAATGGTGAACATTCATCTGAACACACGGCAACATTGCATTCAAACGGGTCAGCAGGTGGGACGGTACATGATATAGTGTTTGACCATATATCAGGTGCAAATTTAGTTATAACAATAACAGATAGTGCGGATGGCACGGGTGCAGACAGATCCAATAAATTACATGGTGCAATTGCTTCATTTCCATATGGTGAAGATGTACGCTCAACGTTTTACTTCAATAATAACGCACCATATAAACTCACCGTTAACTCCATGAGTGATTATGTTAATTCTGGACTAGAAAGTGAAATTGGAGTATCATTTAAATCAGGGGATATTATAATGTCATCTCATGCATTCCACACTAATAATGGTTCAGGTGCATGGGAGGAAGATGCAATAGTTGTCATATGGAACACATCAGACAAAACACTTAAATTTATAAACATCAACATTGTTAATGATGGGATGGGTATGCTTACAGCTACACTAACAGGACATAATGAGATACATACACATAGATATGGTGACAGCATGGGTTGGAGAGATACCACATCATTTAATGATTCAGGAGATATGTTCAGTATGCCGTTTAGAACAGACCTTGGTAGCAAAAAAAGAGTTGTGTTGTTTGTACCTATTGATACTACGGGCAATAAACATAAATTAATAAACCATGGGTATGTTTATGGTGACAGTTGCACAGATTGTATATCAGACGGTGGGGATGGTATGGTTGTAACAACAGATGGTTTTAAATTAGATTTAATATCACTAGAACAAGATAAACACAATAGAGATATATTGGTTCCGTTTATAGGTGGTTATCTGGTGCATGAACCACATGTTGGAACAGAATATTTTGTTGATCTGTCTGTTACAAAAATATGTGTTTCTGGTGATATAGACCAAACCGACGTTGTATTGAGTAGATTTGATGACAATACGGAAAAATCTGTTCAAGTTAATGATATTTCAACATGTGAGGATCTATAATGAATGCACCTTATAATTTTATTGTAGAAACTGTTACATCAGCCGTATTACAAGATTTATTCAATAATATCAGATATTATGATTTTGAAGGTAATAGAAAACAGTTGAGAGTTGGTTTATCAAATGGTAGAAAAGATATTCTATCAAAGTTATATTATGATGAACGCAAAAATGATGAAAATTTCAGAATACAAAACTTTTTACCAGCCATATCATTATCTATGTCAGGTGGATATGAAGATATAGATGAAATAGATATGATCAAACTCAATAAAGCAGAGTTTAGGGACACAGGTAATAAATTATTATCAGGCGTACCAAAAAGATTAACATTTAATGGTATAATCGGCACAGGTAAAATGAGAACAATGTTAATGATAATGGAACAACTCGATTTATTATATCACCAACAAAGATCAATAGATGTGAAATATCCAATATTGGACATGTTACCTGTATCAACAGGATTTGTATATGAATTTGGGTCAATAGACGATGGTGCAGAAGATTTATCAGAACAAGATGACGATATAATATTTGCTTCGTTCACAATAACTGTTGAACCTGTATGGATATTCAATGCTTCCATTGAAAAGATAAATTATAGTTCAATAATAAGAATAATAGGTAAAACATTTGTACAAGAATATTTACCAACGGAGGAATAATGGCTTTAAATTTAAATGATTCACCAATGTTAACTGTGCATAGAAACTTTATACAACTAATTTTTCCGAATAAAAGTGCTGTTCAAACAGAATTTGATATCAATGGCAATGACTTTTATTTATCGATGGCAATAGAGAATATGAACACAGGGATGGTTAATTGGGTCGAACCATATGCCAACATAGGAGGTGCACCAACTAATTCAGAAGAAGGATTAAATGCATTGGATATTGCAGTTAATCTTGCCAATGGTGTATACAGAGTAAATAATATTGAGATAACAATTGATCCAATGGGTGCAAATACAACTAGTGCTTTATGTGACATGACATACATTTCAAATAGATTAATAAACATTCCATCAATGAGACAATCAGAGATAAGCAACCTTTAACAAAGCGATGGGTCTCCTAGGGCAACCTTGGTACTTTCCTTTAACGAAAGAAACTCGACCGACGCTTTGCCTGAATCGGATAAGATTTATATAAAGGACGGGCTTCTCTTTGCACAAAACATTTGGTGTAAATAAACATATAAATACGCATGAGGTTTTATACTGGAGGAAAAATGAAAAAGTTTGATGAAGCTTTTAATACCGAATTTAGACTTGGTGTACCATTAATTGGTGATAGCAGAATTGATAAAAGAAGTGGTGGGTTTTCATTCACTACTAGTGAAGCAAGTGAGAAATCGGCATTAAAACTAATGGCTGATAAAATTGCTGTTATGGAGATTGGTACAGGTGGAGAGCATTCATTGTTTGTGATAACAAGAGAAGATATGTCACCATTTACCACATTAAAGAAAAAAAGAAAGAAATATTACATTTATGAATCAATGTCTATAGCAAGAAATATGGTCAAATCACTTGGTTCAAAATTTGAAGAAAAGCTTATTGTTACTGAGTATACAAGTACTGGTGCATATAGGAAGTCAAAGGGTAGAAATAAAAAGGTGTATACCATTGATGATGGGTTCACGAAAATATCAGGCAATCTATTTGAATTAAATAAAGAATTTGGGACAAATAAAAAGAATATTAGATCGTTGGTGTCACATCTAGGTCTTGCATACAATTTGGTTAATGAGGCATATGAACCTATTACATCCATGTCAAGAGTTGATGAAGAAAGAAAGCATTTGGATTTTAGACTTGGATTGGCAATGATAAAGGGTAAACCCGTATTAAAATCAAAAGGTCAAAAAGCATTTACAACTAGTAAATCAAGCGAACAATCAATGATAAGAACCTTAGCCGATGAGATTATAGCTTATAAACCAAAAGGTGAAGTTACATCAGCAAAAAGTCCAAATAGTATCTATGTAATAAGTTATGGTGGAGGTACAGTTTATTTCAAAGTTGTTCAGAAAAACATTAGGGGTAGGAAAGTTAATAAAACAAAATTTTACATCTTTTTTGATTTTAATAAAGCCAAAATGTCTCTTAAACTATTACATAATGATGAATTAGCAATAGTTGAATATCTACCAGAAAAAGAAATAAAAACAGAATCAGTTAAAAAAGTCAATGATAAATTTGAAGTTGTTGAGGGTGGTATATCAAATGATGTACAGAAAATACTGTTTAGTAGAGTATTATCAAATGCAGATACATTCAAAAACAGATTTTTGTCTGAAATACAAGAAGAATCAACAAAACCAATAAAGCCTGTGCATAGTATTTCAAGAAAAAGATTTGAAAAAGCATTGGGGATTTATTTTGAATTAGATGAATCATATGATTTCACTGATGATAATGGGTTGACATATGTTGATATTTATAAACCGAATTATAGATACAGATATATTTTCAGAAAAGCGATCATAAATGTTTATGAGAATGAAGGTAAAACAGTTGTTAATATGAGAATTTATAAAGAGGGCGATGAATTAGGTAGACAAAAAATAGAACATGTACTAGATCCTGATCATCAATTACCAAATAAAAAAGTATCTAAAAAGAAGATTGTATCAACACAATCACAATTTAATGTTGGTCATATCATTGAAAAATTAACTGTTGGTAAAGAACTGTTTGATATGGTATTGGATATTGCTGAGAAAGGTAATAAAAATTCGAAAGTATTTAAAGGACTTAATAAATGGTTGGATTCAGGTAAAGCAAAAGAAATGATGAAGCTAACAATGATGTTTGAGAGAAAGGTTAACAACTATGATGATCAATTATCAGACATTATAAAATCATGGAGTAAATAATGGATATTAATAAAATGAGTTATGATCAACTCTTGGATAGAGCTGAAGAGTTGGTTAATATGTTGGAGGGTATTGACTAATCAAACAAATCAATGTTCATACTAGATGAAATTAAACATGATGTAGAACCATTTAGTGTATAAATGATAAGCTTACACCCACCGAAAAATAGATCTATTTAAAATGTATTGGTTTGATAAAATGCCATGGACTAGCAAAGACCATCCAAATAGAGGAATAGGATGGGAGGGTCAGCTTGATGTGATGAAAATGATATATGTTGATGGGTACAAACATGGTAAATCTAAATCAAGAATAGAACAAATACGTTACCACATACCATATAGATTGTATAAATCAATTGGCAGAAAATTCGATATAAAAAACGTTGAGTGTTTAATGAGAGTAAACTAAATAAAAATGTTGATGGGGGTAACATGGACACAAAAATCAAAGGTAGATTTGGTAAGATTGGTTCGGGTGAAATTGTTGTTGAACAAGTTTACATAGAACCTGTTCAATTCAAAACAAAATTAAATATGTGTTCATGTTCAATTCATCATTTGATAGATATAAATTAATCATGTTTTTCCAGAAATTATTATAGGAGGATAAAATGGACTTAAACTTAAGCAAAATATCAAAGGGAGACATTGTAGCAATGGCTTTATGGATACAATTGGCGGAATCGAGTGGTTTCAAAAACATTGGTAGAGCAAACAAGAAAACATATATGAGAGCTGTTAATGTGTTAAGCAAACAAAACTCATACGCAATGACAGATTGTGGAAATTACAGACAAGATCCTATGGGGTTTGAATTAATGTCACATGTTGCAGGATTAATAGCATCCGGAAATTTAATTGTTATTGATGATCCGGACAACGAATTAAGTACATATGATGACGATGATATGGTTGAATCACTTGGTTTTGAAACAAGAATCGATTATGTTGTTGATTGGTGGAATAAAAACAATGGTAAAACGACCAAATATGTTGTTGTTGATATAAACAGATATGATGTGTTTGTCGGATATAATCATAAGTCATTTAAGAATTCTGTTGATAATTGGTCTCCAGAGAGCTGTTGGACTGAATTGAATGAACCATACTCAATTAACGAGAGTAAAAAAGCTGGTAGGTTCAATAAAAAATCCGTTGTTAAAACCAGATTTAATGAATCAAAAAATAGTGGTAGATATAAACAGGTGTTTCATGGTGACAATCATGGTACAACAAAAATATTATCAAAAAACATGAATCTTGGTGGGTTTAATCTACTTGGTATTGGCATATATTTTGGGTCTCTTGATACGGCAATGAAATATGGTAAACATGTTGTTAGTACTTATATAGATAAAACCAAATTTAAACCAGCAACGGACAGTGTGAATGATGTTATTGGAACGGCACAGATAATAAAAATATTAAGAAGTTTACTTGAACACGATCCAACTGAATTTTATTATTGGGCAACAGATTATGTATTTGTTGAAGATGATATTGATTCATTAAGAAGAAATGTGGTTAATATTGCCAAGATGGTACGTGATGGTGAAGTAAGAAATTTTCAAATAGAGTTGTGCGAAAGTTTTGGTGTTGATGCATTAGTTAAGGCATGGAATAAACACACAGATGTACATGGTTTTTATGACGTAAGTGCAAACAAAAGAAGTGGGTTTTATACCATAATCAAAACCGACTTTTATAAACTTGAACCAGTAATTCTATCGTAATCTGACCAATTGTGTCAACATGTTCGATTGTGTTAAACTTTAGATGAACAAGCTTGGTCTTGTCGATTTAGTTAACAATATGAATGTGGAGGATTATGGGATTATTAACTGACATAGATGATTTTATAAAAAGCATAAAATCTAAGAAAAAATTTAAAACAAAAATACAAGAAACAATTACAGTCGATCGTGATGGAAAATTCATAATGGGCATATATGATACCAATGATATTAAGATAGATTCATGTAGTGCATTTGATTACAATAAAGTTGACATCATGATTGAGTATCTACTTGACAATTACAGAGAAGATCAACATCATTTAAGAATCAATAGAAACATTATAAATTTAGTTGATAATCACGGTAATGTTGTCCTATATGGGGTTACACCATTGGTTGTTGACACCACATTACTTGACGAAAAAGAAAATGAGTTATCAATAGCATCAAAACACAAACTAAAATCAAAATCAGGTTTAATACATGAGGTGCATTCATTTGATGGGTCTCCATTGTGTGGTACAAAAGCAAATTTATCTATAGTATCACATGATGCCGTATCAACTTGTAGGAACTGTTTGAGATTAGTTGGTGGTGAATTAAAGGAAATTAAAAAGAAGAAATTGATTGGTGAAGGATTACCTGATGGCGACATGTATTACATGATATATAGCGATGATAAACCAATAAGAAAGAGCAATAAAATATTAAAACATTACATTTATAATAATCCAAAGAAGGCTGTTGAGGGTTTGATGTATGTTTTAAAAAATAGATCGGAATCAAATATGCATTTAAGAATATTTAGACCATCCGAAAGACCTGAATTAGATGAAAATAGATTATCAATAATATATCACGAAAACGGAATAATGGACAGGGATAACAGATTAATCAAATATTATTATTATGTTGGAACGGATAGATATGGTCTTGCAATGGTGGACACACTTAATTCCAGTTATAATGGTTTGAATGTATATCTTAAATATTATGTACTGTCTGAATCAATATCAATAAATGAAGCCGGACTCAATGAAGAAGGCAAACCTATCTAAACAAACATACTAAATAAATATGAACCTTATTGGGGTAAATATGGATAGATTTAGTTACAACGAAAATCCAACAGAAAAACAACTAGAATTAATTGGCACCATAAAAAAGGCATTTGCTGTATTTGATATAAATATGGATACATGCTCTAATTCCACAGTTGAATTAAGGGCTGTTGGTGTAAGACAATTATACAAAAACTTGGCTGTAGCCATAATATCATGTGGTGGCACAGAGATAAATGTTGATAAATCATTAACGGAATTACAAAAAGCACAAATGATTGACCTTGAAGCATTATATAATGGTGTGGCACACAGTAATACAAAAGAAAAGTTTTTTGCAAATAAATATGCTATTAGATCAATAGCAACCATGGAGGTATAAATGGGTATTAAAAGAATAGATGAGTCATTTTATGGCAACACAGCATTGGATGATGATTATAGAGAAGAAGATTATGGGATGTATGATTCATTGGACGAAACAGATCCAACTGTACATCAAATGTATGAATATGCATCAACAAGTAAAATAAAATTTGAAGAAGGCAACTATTTTGCAATATTAGACTATTTATTGGGTGAAGGTATCCATGATAAAGAAAGTTATCTTGAAAAAATATGGGATATTAATCCAACCAATAAATACACTGTTAACATGCATCTTGGTGCATTATCGTTATACGAATCTGATGATTTAATGGTGGTAAAGGGATTAATGAAAAAATCTCCTGATAAATTTATTGCTGAAATGGATTCAAATTTGAATCTTGGAACATCCATGATTGTTGATATAAATGGCACAAATGTTTATTTTACTTTATCTGATAGAGGATTAAACATCATAAATAAATATCATGAAAGTAATGGTATGAAGGATTGGGAATGGTAAAGGGTCTCGTATTTGAAGGTGGAGCCATGGCTGGTATATCCATGGGTGGCACCATACAAAAATTGATGGATGTGAATTTTGATTTTGATTCTGTTGATACATTTGTTGGTACATCATTTGGATCTATTATTGCGATGGGATTAGCATTGGAGTTTGATTTACATAAATTTACAAACGATATATTACACACTGATTATACATCAATAATGCCGATATACAATCCACTTGGAATGTATAATATATTCACTAAATTTGGTTTTTATTCACTGAATAATATGAGAAAATTAATAAAATCAATAATAAAAGGTCAGGGGATCGATCCCAATATAAGATTCAGAGACCTAAATAAGAATTTGGTATGTACTGTTACTGAATTAAAAAAAGGGGTGGTTGAAACATTCTCCAACGACACCGCCCCACATATGAAAATAGTTGATGCTGTTGCATCGTCATGTGCTATACCAATTATATTTGTTCCGTTTAAATACAACGGTGGAATATACTGTGATGGGGGTGTGATAGCCAACTATAACATAAAATATTTTAATGAAGACGATGATATTATTGGGTTTATGTTTAAATCGAAAAATGAATCTAAAGGTAAACTTGGTAATATCATCCAGTACATTGGTACACTTGCGAATCTATTATATATGGGTGCAAATGAAAAGCATCTATCACAAGCATATTGGGATAAAACAGTTGTGATAGATATACCGGAACAATTCAATCCAATGAATTTTAATCCATCAATAGAAGATAGAGCAAAATTGTTCAATAATGGATATCACATAGAACTTCCTAAAGTGTAAACTAAATACCTTTGAACAGGTGGAGGTAAGATGTTAGTATCACTAGTTAACAAAGATTACGATGAAATAAGAATGCTTATAAAAATGCATTTTATAAATAAAGCAATAGAAAATGGAAGCCCATTAAAGGATGTTAATTATGATGGGTCAAATATAAACACACTCATAGACACACTCACATATATTTACACACTATTATCATTGGAATTGGACATATCAGTCAATGAGGTTGCATCAATACAGACCGCAAAAATAGATAAAAATGTGTACAGAAAAATGTTTGACAATGGATTTGAACCATTAAGAAAAAGTTCATCAAAAATAATAATGCAATTATATAGAGATATATCAAAGTCATATTCATCTGGGGATACCATAGAAATAGTTGATAGTTCGGATAACACATGGATTGCAACTATAGACAGTGCGTTAACAATAGATAGTACACCTGTAAGGGTTGAATTTATACAGGGTGAACCGGCTGTTGAGGAATTTTATGTTGATTCAATATCAAACAAGATAGAATTATCTGAAAAATGGAATATAGCAAATAACAGTCTTATAATAACAAATGATGGTGTCGAAATAAAACCTTTATCAGTGGCATTTAATGAAGTTGAATACGCTGAAAATAACAATCAATTTAGTGAAATGTATTATAAACTTGATTATTCAGGTGATGATGGTTTGATCATCATATTTAGTGAGGGTTCATTTGGTGGAGTTGTTGAAGGAAATATTAAAGTTAAGTACTTAATAACAACAGGTGATATATCAAATGATGTGCCGGCAACAGATTTTGAATTAGTAGATGATTTATTGTTAATAGATGACACAAGCTATCCAGATATTTCAGGTGGAGGTGATATTGAGTCTAGTGTTGATGTCATAAGAGAGTTGGCACCCATATTTAAAAAGATGCAAAATAGAATTGTAGAAAAATCAGACTTAGATGCATACTTATCGTATATGTTCCCACAATATAGCCATCTAATACTTGATTCAAATGATTTGCCTATAGACGAAATACAGATAGGTAAGGTTTTCATATACTTATATAGAATAACAGCAAACGGTGTTGAGAACATAGATGTAATTGCTCATTCAGATAAAATAAATTGGATAAAATCCAAACTTAAGTTGGGCATAGTACCAATATTTAGCTATATACAGGAAATTGATATAAAGTTGGAATACATTATAAAATTCAATTCATCATTTCCGTATAATGATATAAAGAATAAAATAAATTCAAAGTTAATAAATTATGTTAATGGTCAAAACAATATCGGTGTGTTGAGATTAAAACAACTTATCATACAAGAAAATGTTGATGGAATGATAGATTTCAATGTAACATCGGTTTATTATGACACAACAATTGATATACCACCATCAACCATAGCCAAAACACACAGAGTAATAGAGTTGACACCAACCATATTAGATAATGTTGATATGATAGTATGGTATGGCGTTAATACTATAACAGAATCATCGTTTGAATTATTTCAATCAGGACATAGTAGAACCGTGAATGGATTAAATCAGGTTGGAAATTTATACAGATTCAAAGCTGGGACAATAATAGGTGGTGTTGATGTTAGTGGATTGGATGCAATGTTTATATATCAGCATAAATATCATGTTACACTAGAAGATGTTGTTAACGGAATGACACAAAACACTATATCAAGAAATGAATTGTCGTCATATCTGAACATATTTAACTCAATAAATACTTATTACGAATTTATATCAAGTCCAGCCATTGCGACCAAAGTTAACATAAAAACATTGATAGATGAAACATTGGTTCCAAATATGGATATGGTTACAGTTCTCAATACATCAGATATAACCATAATCAAAGAACCTGTTGGAGTGTAATATGAATAAAAAATGGGTTTCTGAAATAATAGACAGTGCAATACCAAATAATGCAAGTAAAAACTTTATTGAAATAATAAAAATATTTCTTGATATAATGCAAGAGAAAAAATACAGTGAAGGTGGTATATCTCCAATTGAAATGATAACAAATTTTGATGAAATATTAAACAGCATGGATATAAAGGAACTTGAAGAGGTAAATAAACTTAAATTGCCTGATTCAAGTAAAGAGATATTGGGTAATTATATATCACAATTTATTACTATGTCATCGGACTATGATGGAGCCAGAGGTACATTTAATGTGTCAAATTTCTATAGATATTTGATCGGAGATTATTCAATAGATACAATATATTCCGACAATGATGTACTAAAAAAGATAGGGATAAAGATAAAACCAAATCTAACCACATTATTGGGGGATCAAACCACTGTTGTACCAAATATATATTTATTTAAGTCAAATGGATCGGATTTATCCACAGTGGAAATGATACTTAATGAGATAAGACCCCTTGGTGTTTTATTTATAATTTATTCAAACTACATAATTAGTGAATATAATATAGGTAATACACATGAGTTCACGCACAGTGCGATGATCTGTAATGAGGTCAAAATGAGAATGGATTGTGGTGATATTGCATTCCAACCAAATGAATATACGGGTAATTTATATACATTGGCTGAATTATCCGGAATAACATATCAGATGGCTATAGATAAAGCGGATTTCTACAATTCATTTTATTCTTGTCTGACGTGGATACCATAAATAGTTGTAGATTTTAATTGGTTTATACCAAAAGGAGGAAATATGTGCACAAACGGTTTCGATAATGAATTCGGTGAGGGTTTAAGACCCAATGCATTTGATATATCAATAGACGGACTAGCTGGAGTAATGGCTGGATTAAAGATACCTATTGATTTCAATCAATTACAAAGAGCAATGATGCTGTGTAAAACAGTGCCTTTACCAGACAATGAAGTTGACTTGACTGAAACAGAAATTGATGGTATAGTTTACAAAAAAGTTGGAAAAAGAAATTATGGAACAGTTGATTTAACATTTTTAAATTCAGCTAATCAATTGGCACATGATATCTTTATGACATTGTTGGATTTACAGTCATATCATGATGAATGTGGTAAACTAATAACAAATACTTATCCATTTGATGCAAAACTTATTCAATATGATAATAATGGAAATCCGATTGCCGGATGGAAATTAATAGGCAATGTATTAAGTGCTGTTACAAATCCTGATTTTGATAGAAGTGATACAGCAAGTGCACAAGAATTTAATGTGACACTTAATCCAAGACTATACAAGAAAATTCCATTTGGTGAATTAGGTATAGTTATAGATGAAATCAATTCATGGTTCAAAACTGTAACAGATTTAGACCCTGTAAATTTCAAATCAACATTTCAAAACAAATAAATTCATTGCAAAGAGAAGCCCGTTCTTTATATAAACCACTATTGATTCGAACAAAGCGTTGGTCAAGTTTCTTTCGTTAAAGGACAGTACCAAGGTTGGTCAAGGAGACGTGTTTTTGTGTTTGGACGGTGGGGGCTTTCGCCCCCTGTTTGTTATTCAGCAATTTCTCCAGAATAGAAGCCGTCGTCCTCGTAATGGTCTCCCAACGCTTTTCTTAGGGTCTCCTCGATCCAGTCCAACATTGGGAAATCTTCGGAATCCTTTGGTACAAAATCTTTGTCTGTTTGAATCTCCGCTGTGATTTCCTTTTCTGTCCCAAACACCATGGAAAAATTTTTGTCGTTCTCCAAGATTTCTTTGATTTTCTCGATTTTCCCAATGTTGTTTGGTTGGTAGCTTATTGCGATTGTTTTCATTTGTCCTCCTGACAATTTGTGTGGTTGCGTCATTGCTCCCACCCTCTATTCTATTATACCACGAGGGGATATATCGGCACAATGGTCAATTTGTCGTATTTCGCCAATATAGGTCAGATTGACCATTTTCATTATATATGCACACGTGGTATAATAGGGTATGGGTTAGGAGGACACATGGATGAAAAGACACTAGACACCATTCTTGGAACGATTTTGGTACTATCCACGGATTGCGAATTTGAGATATTGGAAATAGCGGAAGACCATGTTTTGTGGGTGTTGGATGGAGACAAATTAAAAACATTCTTATTGGGCGGACATGTCATAACAGGAATAGCGGACTAGCCGAGGGGGGCGAAAGCCCCCACCATAAATATATGTGAATATGCATATGGAGAAAATATGGCACACAGAATTCAAACAAGAGAAGATTTAATAAACTACCTATTAAGGGGTTTAGGTGATCCTATTGTAGACCAAGAAATTACACCAAGTCAATTAGATGATGCAATAGATGATTCTATTATTGAGTATATAGATGTTAGTGGAATAGGTTCAACAAGTAGAGGATTATTATTACATGAAGTTGTTGGGGACATAGTAATGCCTGATAATGTTAAATCTGTTATTGATGTGTTTGGTGGAAATAAATTAATGGATGACGCTACATCATGGAACTCAGCATGCAATAAATCCATGGTTATGAACTCAAGATTCTCATTGGGTACAAGAACAGGTACAAGCTCATTCAATTTATTAACATTAACAATAGCAAATCAATATTTCGGTATGATGGGTAAAAAAGGTAGTGGATTGTTAATTGAAATGACAATTGATAAAGTTCTACATATCACACCAGCACCAAAACTTGGTAGTAAAATAGCAATAGATGTTGTTATTGAAGTTGATATGGACGACCCATCATATGTGCAAAATCATTGGATAAAACAGTATGCATTGGCTAAAGCTAAATATCAATGGGGTTTCACAATGATAAAATTTGGTGCAGTTACATTAGCGTCTGGATTCACAATAGACTATAATCAGATAATGTCAGAGGGTAAAGATGAAATGGACAAATTGGAAGAAATCCTTAGAAACAGATATACATTTCCAGCCATGTTCGCTATGGGGTAATAATGAGAACCTTATTCAGGCTTGCAGGCAACGATGTAACAAGTAGTGTAATTTCATCTCAAATAACAGAAAGTGTTGATAATATATTTGTTAGAGGTAGCCTAATACTTGAGATAAACAAAAGAAATAATGAACTATCTAAATTGGGTGGATCGTTGGAGTTATCAATAGAATTTAACCATAAAAATAAAAAGAAAATTAGAAAATTTGTTGTGACAGGATTAATGTTTAGCACAAAAGAGGGTTCTGATAAATCAAATGGTACATTGGGTATACAATTTGTTGATATATCTTCATTTAAACTATTAACAAAAGTAAATTCAACTTTTTTAAAGGGTAAAACATGTGATATGATCAAAACCCTATTGGGTGACATAGATATAAATACATGTAATGGTAGTATCAACCAAGGTGAATATTTAACACCATCAACAAAAACACATGGTGAATCATTAAGAAAAATAGTTGATGAAGATGATACAATAATTGGATACATGGATATAGATGGGGTATTTAATGTCATAAATATGAAATCGATATTGGATTACAATAGAACCGATAAAATGCCTGATGTAAATCTGAATACTGGTAGTTATAAAGTTTCATTCGGATCAAGATATGATTTTTTTAAATTTTTTAATAATGGTGCATTCGGATATAAAACAACCCATTGGGATAAAAAAGAAAAAGATTATTATTACAATACATATTCATCCGGAGGGGGTGCACACATTAACCCACCAATATTCAATAAAAGTGTAACAAGAACATCTGTGTTTAATTCAAATAATATTAGGTTTGTTGATATTGGTACGTTTGAGCATAAATTAATGAAACATTTTAATATAATAAAGGACAATGATACATCAAAATATCACATTATAAAGTTAGTTCATATGTTTGATAGAAATACAGAATGGTCTATTGAGTTGACATGTTTTTAAAGTGTTATTGTGCAGATCACATCTTTTGAATAAGTATCAGACCTAACACAAAAACTAATATTATTATTAACTAAATAATCCATCACATCAGCATGGTCGGTTGTAACTATAGCCACACCATTGTCAACATTAGCCATATTATTTGATTTTATACTAAATTCATTAACAAATTCCCTGAATTCACCACTGCTTATATTTGGTTTATATGTTTGGGGTATATTTGCAACATCCATATTGAATCTACCATATAAAAACTTATACGGAATATTTCTTTGTTCAGCAAATTCCACCATTTTTTCATCATGTTCACATGATATATATTTATCAATGTGCATTGTCATATCAACATCAAACTCATTTTTGAACTCAATTATTAGTTCTGTGTCAATGTTATATTTATCAATATCAACTTCCATGTCATTAAATAATCTACTTCTCATTCCATTTCCTTATTTATTCTTGTTTTAGTGGTTCTAGTCACAACCTTTTTAATAAGAAATTTTCTTGAGTTAAATACACTAATCTTTTCAGCAATTTCTTCTAGTACAAAATCACCCACTTTTATATTCTTCATATGTCCTCCAATATATATATGGGGGCTTTCGCCCCCTTTCTCCTATTCTTCTACAGGATTTTGCTCTCCTCTATAGAAAACAAAAACTGTGGTCTTGTTTGAACCTTTGTATGCAGTCCACGTATCTAGATTTTTTCCTTTAAACTCAAAATCTCCAGTGAACTCTGAACACCCATCTGTGTATATAACGTCCATCTTTCCATCTTTAATCTTCTCCACAAGCCTTTTTGCAAGGGCAATTGTGTTTTTGTCCAACTTTTTCATGCCCATGTCCACATATTCCCCAATCTCCTCCACCGGACAACTTAGATCCAATGATATCTTGGCAATGATGGATGCGTCCCCTTTTCTTGTGAAATCTCTCTTTTGTGATTTTCTCATGTTTCCTCCTGAAACTGTGGTGTTTGCGTCATTGCTCCCACCCTCTATTCTATTAAGAAAGGCTCTTCCTTTCTCCTTTTAGTATACCACGAGGGCATATATTTGCACAATTGGTCATATGACCAATGTTGTTGAATTGGTTGTAAAGGGAAGCCCGTTCTTTATATAAATCTTATCCGATTCAGGCAAAGCGTCGGTCGAGTTTCTTTCGTTAAAGGACGGTGCCAAGGTTGCCCTAGGAGATGTGTTTTTGTGTTTGGATGGTGGGGGCTTTCGCCCCCTGTTCAGACTATCTGTATTCTACAAATACCTTTCCTTTGTTTTGTATAAGACTTCTCTTTGCTGAAAGAAGATTGTCCGCCATGGTATATCTTGTTTTTATAAGAACTTTCTTTTCCCCTTTCTTGTTCTTTCTAGATACCTTTTTTTCTTTTGTCACAATCTCCCCTCCCTCTGTGTGAAGAACGAAAACTACATCTGCATATTTGTCTGTAAGCTCCTCTTTTTTAAGTGCCTTTAGTTGCTCAAGAGTCCATACTTTCTTTGTCTTTTTGAAAGGAAGAATATCGTCTACCCCCTTTGTTAAAAGCATACTCTTCTCTGAAGCTTCAGATGTGGTATAGGCAAGCTTTCCGTTCGCCTTTC